ACCATAAAATTGTAACTGGTTTAGTATCGGTTGGTTCAATGGAGGACCAAGGGGAAACTAACAGCTATCCAGCCGATGACGTGCCAGACCATGGAGTAAAAAAAGGTGCTACCTTGCTTCAAGGTGAAATGGTATTTATTCAAACAGACCAAGCGCTTAAAGAGGATATTTTAGGTCAACAACGAACAGCAAATGGCTTAGGTTGGTCTCCTACTGGTAATTGGAAAACGAAATGTGTTCAGTACCTTATTAAAGGTCGCAAGCGTGATAAAGTTACAGGAGAATTTATTGACGGTTATCGTGTAGTCGTTTATCCAAATTTGAGACCAACATCAGAAGCTACAAAAGAATCAGAAACAGATTCAGTAGACGGTGTAGACCCTATCCAATGGACTTTAGCAGTACAAGCAACTGATTCAGATATTTATTTGAATGGCGATAAAAAAGTTCCTGCTATTGAATACGAAATTTGGGGAGAACAAGCAAAAGATTTTGTAAAGAAAATGGAAAGTGGACTGTTCATCATGCAACCTGATACGGAACTTGCTGGTGCTGTTACGTTAATTCCTCCAGTTATTCCAAATGTTCAAACGAAAACCAAAGGGCGTAATGACGGAACAATTGTTTTACCAGCTTTCTTGAAAAACTCTAAAGGGCAAGATGTAAAAGTAACAGCGGTAATTAAAGATGTAAAAGGAAATATTGTAAGAAACAACGAACTTGCTCCTGGCGTTTATATCGTTACATTCTCTGCTGAAGGCTATCCAGATGTTTCGGTAGGCGTTGCTGTAACTGACAAACCCTAGTGTGCCCGACGGGGCTTACCACGTAGCCTTTGCATATAGCAAAGATGGAAGAGATAGATTCACGACCGTTTATCCTAACTTGAACTTGTTAGACGGTACTAGAGATTTCAGCGGAAATTGGGCTAATGCAGGTAGTTGGCAAAATGACGGAACGCATGAAGGGCGAACTGTTAAGAAAACAACCGCTCAATGGAATGGTATTCATAAAACATTTACTGCACCTAAAGACGGAACATATACGTTCTCAGCTGATGTAAAAGGGTCTGGCGGTAAGTCAAATATGTATAGATACGTTTCCGTAAATGGTGGGGGATCAAATACTTTAGTAAAGGATAAAAAACTTGACGATTCATTTGATTGGCAAAGAGATTCCTTCACAGTAAACTTGAAAGCTGGTGACACTGTTAACCCTAGATATGAAATAAATGCTCCAAATGCAGGTACAACTTTATGGACTGCTGGTCATAAGTGGGAAGAGGGTCCAATTGCTACTCCTTGGATGCCTTCGTTTAGTGAAGTAACGCCCGAAGATTATCCAAGCTATATCGGAACATACACTGATAATGACTCTAACACACAAAGTACAGACCCAGGAAAATATACTTGGAAAAAAATAGTAGAATAAATAAAGGAATATATATAAAATGGCAAAACAATTAAGCACAGCACGTAAATTTAAAATGATTACAGGTAAAGACCTTTTTCAACAACAAAAGGCAATGGATACAGAACTTAAAAAAGAAGACGGAGAAATTACTGATGTGATGGAGTTCGTTCAATATGGTTTATACTTGGCTCTTTTTCAAGATAACATTGTAAAAGCTAAAAGCGACTTTGCAGACTTTCGTACTAGCTTTGAGTTCGATACTGACGGTAAAGGTCTTAAAGAACTCGTCGAACTGTGGCAGAAAGAAATTTAATGAGCTGAAAGGACTGTAAATGATTTTAAAACATGCAATTAGATACTTAGAACTAACTGGTTCGGACTTTATTACAGATTTAAAAGACTTTGCAGACCTACAGAAATCTTTTGTCGCTGGTTATATTCCTGATGACTTTACGGAGCAAATGGAGAGCTTTACAGACAAGTTGTTGATACTTTGGGTAGATTGTAACGGAGGACTGCAAAACGCCTTAGACGACAAAACAGAGCTTCCTACAACTAATGAGTTAATCAATATCTTCTGTAAGACTGTTTTTATTAAAGAAGAAGAGGAAACGGAAGACGATATGGTCTTCTTTTCTTCTAGTCCATTGATTAAGAAGAAGAAAGATACTGTAAAGGGAAATAAAACTTTAGAACTTTTGACTGTTTTAGGCAATAACGAAATTGATATAACGCAGTTCATGGAAATGGAACTAGAACTTGTTTATAAATTAATCGAACTTATTGCAGAGAAGAAGAAAGAGGAAAAAGAAAAAGAGAAAAGGCGTAAAAGAAAGGGTATGTAATGGCAAGTAATGCAACATTTGAGGTCGAGATATACGGTAATACCACGAAATTCGAGAACTCACTTAAAGGCGTTAATACCGCAATGTCAGGGCTTAGAGGAGAAGCTAAAAACTTAAGAGACGCTCTAAAACTTGACCCCACAAATACCGGGAAAATGGCGCAATTGCAAAAGAACTTACAAACGCAGTTGGGCTTATCACGTGACAAAGCAACAAAATTAAAAGAAGAACTTTCTAATGTTGACAAAAGTACGTCATCAGGTCAAAAGAAATGGCTACAACTTACCAGAGCTTTAGGCACAGCAGAAACGCAAGCTAACAGGCTAGAGGGCGAAATAAAGCAAGTCGAGGGTGCTATTAAATCAGGTTCTTGGCATATTGATGCTAAAATGGACACCAAGGGTGTAAATAGCGGAATTGACGGAATGAAGTCACGCTTTAGCGGTCTTAGAGAGTTTGCTGTTGGTGCATTTAGGCAAATCGGTGCAAGTGCTGTTAGTGCTGTTGGCAATGGTTTAAGGGGCTGGATATCTGACGCAATGGACACCCAGACAGCCATGATTGCCTTAAAGAACACGATGAAATTCAAAGGCAGTGGAAAAGATTTTGACTATGTAAGCAATTCTATGCAGAAACTCGCTAGAGATACAAACGCAAATAGTGAAGATACTTTAAAACTTTCAACAACATTTATCGGTTTAGGTGATAGTGCTAAGTCAGCAGTTAGTAAGACGGAAGCATTAGTAAAAGCTAACCAAGCGTTTGGTGGTACTGGGAAAGACCTTAAAGGTGTCGCACAGGCTTATGGTCAAATGGCAGCTTCTGGCAAGGTTACTGCTGAAAATATTGGGCAACTAACTGATAACAATACCGCTCTTGGTGCTTCTTTAAAGGACACTATTATGAAAATGAACCCCTCATTACAGCAATATGGTTCATTTAATGAAGCTGTTTCGGCTGGTGCTGTCTCAATGGATATGCTTGATAAGGCTATGCAAAAAACAGCAGACGGTTCAAGCGGTGCTGCAAAGACTATAAGGGATACTTGGGCTGGTTTTAATGAAGATATGTCGCAAGCATTGCTTCCTACACTTGAGGCTTTAACTCCTGTTATCGATGCTATAATTGATAAAATGGGTGAGTGGGGTAAAGGTGCTGGTAAAGCCATTGATAGCATTGTTAAGTATGTCAAAGAACTGTGGGGAGCGTTAGAAAAGAATGGCGCTTTAAGTTCTTTCTCTAAAATTTGGGACGGTTTAAGATCAACTTTTGGTTCAGTTTTAAGTATAATCGGACAACTAATAGAATCATTTGCTGGTGTAGATTCAAAAACTGGCAAAAGTGCAGGCTCTGTGGAGAGCGTAAGTAAAGCTATTGCTAATTTGGCAAAAGTTTTAGCCGACGTCATAAAGAAAATCGCTGATTTTGCAAAGAAATTTAGTGAGAGTAAAGTAGCAATCGATACTTTAAAATGGTCTTTAGCAGCCTTAACAGCAGGTTTTGTAGCTTTTAAAATCGGTTCTGGAATAGTTAGTGCTATTGGTATTTTCAAGAAGTTACAGACAGTAATTCAAGCAGGAACGGGTGTAATGGCAGCTTTCAATGCTGTTATGGCTATAAACCCATTCGTAGCTCTTGGTATAGCGATCGCAGCCATTGTTACTGGTTTAGTTTATTTCTTCACTCAAACAGAAACAGGGAAAAAAGTGTGGCAGAGTTTTGTAGACTTCTTATTGCAGTCAATTGAAGCTATTAAACAGTTCTTTACTGGTTTAGGT